AATAAGCCTGAAAATCCAACAGAAGAAAATCCTGATTAAAATTGGAGAATTCAGGCCCTAGAACTAGGAAAAGAAGTGCGTTCGTGCTTCTTTTTTGGTATAAAAGAAAAAACCCTTGTGTATCGAGGGTTTTCATGCGTTGACTACGTTTTTGACTACGCTTCTAAGAATTTTAATAAGCGATCCGCAACATCTGACCGCTGTTTGTCATTCAAGTGTGTGTACATATCGAGAGTTGTTTGAATATTAGAGTGGCCCAATCTATCTGATATGGTTTTAGGCTCTATACCAGCTTCAAAGAGTAGGCTTGCGTGTGTGTGCCGTAAGCTATGCACACTAAATTGTTTCAGTTTATGCTTACCGAGAAAGTATCGCAGTTCGTCTCTGAAATGTGCAAAGTCGAAGTAACCGCCCTTTGTATTCGTGATAACAATATTTTTCGGCTTGATACCATGTTTAAAAAATAGTTTCTTCTGCTCTAGCTTCCATTCTTTGAGTATCTGTACCGTGCTATCGTCCAGCGAGATCGTGCGTGCGCTTCGTTTGGTTTTAGGCGATTGAGTGGATAACTTACCATTAATCGTGACAAGTGTCTTGCTGACCGATATGGTCTTGTTTTTAAAATCAATATCAGACCATTCGAGACCCAGTAATTCCCCTCGCCTTAATCCAGTATATGCCAGCGTATGCCATGCAGTATACAGGACAGGTCTGGCATCATCTTTGGCCAGCGTGAGAAATGTATTTAATTCCTCTTTGGTAAGAGCTATTTTTTCTTTCCGTGGTTTCTGCTGTTTAGGTCGTATGATCCTATCGACTGGATTGGTCTGGATAATATCCAGATGCACAGCGTACTTAAATACACGATTGATGATTGATAGATAATTTAAGTAAGTCACATATTTTTTACTTAACTCTATGACAATCTTCTGCATCTTGGCCACGGACACGCTTTCTATTCTGATTTCCTTAAAATGATTCTCTATGATAGCATTGAGATAATTCTTTGTATTCTGGTATGTCGTAGGTTTCACAGTCGTTTCATAGCTCTCCAGCCACATATCAGCTACTTCTTTAAATGTTGGTTTGCTGGAGTGATCTGTAAAACCATTCTCTTCCACGGATAGCAGTAGCTCCCGTTCAGCTTTTTTTGCTTCTTTCTGCGTTTTAAACCCTCTGCGAGTAGTGCGCTTTTGTTTGCCAGTAAATGGATCAACACCAAGATATGCTTGGAGCATATAGCGTGTTTCTCCGTCCTTGGTTAAATATTTTTTAATCATTGTGTTTTACCTCATTTCTTGTTAAAATGGGTATAAGAAAATGACCTTTTGAATGGTTATTTCCTATACAGTACACCCCACGTTCTAGCTTGCAGGCGAGTGTGGGGATTTTTTATAGTATTGTCGATAAAAAGTTATATAAAATAACCATCATGATTATGAATACGATAATTGAAACACAACCGCAACCGTATGAGCAACCTTCTGCTAAATCAAAATCAGTTGTAGTTTGGTTGTATACTTTATTATATGCTGCACGTTTTGGATCTTTAACCCAACCAATACCTTTTTGTCCGTATAATGGAGATGTGGCTCTTTTAACTTTTCGATTTATAGCGCCAGTTGTACGAGATGATACTCTCTTTTTTATATTCGGTGTCCGTGGTCCTATTTTCATAATCTTTTCTCTTCTAATCTCTTTGTATTTTAAGCAATTTCTTGTAACTCTCTTTGAAATTGTTGCAAAGTCAAAATAGCCCAGTCTTCGTCATTTTTATACCCTTGGACTATACTGAGGGCATAATACTCTTGGCAACTGCAATTATAAATTAGAAAATTCATTAGACGGTTATGCAAAGCAGGCTTTGACATTTGGCTAGCCTCTATAAGTTGTTCAAAAGTAGTTCCAATATTAATATAATTTAATAACTTTTGATCATTCAGAAATAAAATTGAGGCAATTATGTTCGCTTCATCTTCCAAAGGAGCAATTTCTTCTGGGTATGAGTCGCTGTAATTAGAAGATGTCTTAGAAACTAGGACTTTATCGTATACAGAACTCATAAGATGGAAGTAAATATGAACAAGTTCGTGAAGAATAGTAAACATTACCCGACTTTTCACTACGTCTTGATTAATATACACAATAAATCGTTGCGTTTCAAAATCAGGAATTGTCATGCCAGAGCATACATTACAGAAACTGGAATCAACTAAAGAAAGAGTGCTTTTTGAAGTTAATCGATATTTAATTGTTTGTTTTTTATCAGGAAACCATTTGTACATTAAATCGGATTCGAAATAAACAAATCGAATATTAAAGTTAGCTTCAAAAAATTCTATAATTAAATCAAATGTTAGTTGCGAGACATGAACTTTACAGTATTCAGATACGTCTAAAAGAAGTCGAGTAGCATTTGTGTGATATTGTAAGTAAGTTTCTTTTGAGGGTCTTGTATAATGTTTCAAATAGTCACCTACTTCCAAAGAGAATCGTCTTTGACGAGATCACGGGCAGTTTTCATCATTCTAGAGAGTGCTTTGTTGAAGCGCTCTTTTTCGTCGTCCGACATATCTTCAGTTTCTTTGCGAAACATGACGAGTGTTTGCTCTTCTATAGGATCGGTATCTATAATTGAGGCATTTGACGCAATCCGTGGACTATCCGTGCGTCCCAATAGGTAGTCGGTGGACACATGGAAGTAGTCAGCGATTTGTTGCAACCTTTCAGCAGAAGGTTGATTCCTTTTTAATCCATACAAAGAATTTTTTCCTAATTCTAGTTTTTCTTCCAAGGTATTTAGTGAAATCCCTTGTTTTTCGCATAAATCCTTTACGATTTCAAATGTAGAAAACATTGATTTATCAGCCTTTCTAAGACATGACAAAAAATATTTTACAAAATACGCAAAAAACAGTTGACTTTATTTTGCGTTTACGCTAAAATAGTTTTTGTAAGTTAAAGAGTTGGTTAAAAAAACTAATAAAAACTTATCTAAAAATTAAATAGCTTTGCCGAGCAGGATAAATTGATAGATATGTGATTTTATCAAGGTTTTTAATTGTGCTTTCATTTTAGCAGATACGCTAAAATGTGTCAAGCATTTTATAAAATAATTTACTAACTCTTTAACTCTATAAAAAAATAAAGGAGGAAAAACATGAGCCAACAACATCGCAAGTGGATCGAGCTTGTAAAAGATCGAATTGAAAAACGTGGATGGTCACAGACGGACTTGGCCATTGTTGTGGGTGTTAGTCCATCAGCTATCACACAACTTTTCAAAGATGGAAAAGGGAGTGATGACTTAAAGCTTCGTATTAACAAGAAGTTGCGGATTAGTGAGCCGTGGGAAAGATTTGAGGAGTAGGAGGAATAACATGACCTTAGAAGAACGAGTTGCAGCAATTGAGAAGCAACTAAACATGGTTCGCTTTGAAGAACCTAAAGTCGCTCTCTTAATCTCACAAAGCACCTATCACGCCATCATTGATCAAGTCATTGAATTGGAGAGTGGGGAAATGAAAGACATCACGGAGGAAACGGATGGAATTAACTATTATTAACGAGCAGGAAGTTCTCGGTAAACACTTCGCAGTATACGACACAGTAGATGAACCACTGTTCGTCGCAAAAGATGTAGCTGAATGGATTGAATATGATGTGTCTAGTGTAAATAAAATGCTAGATAAAATCGATGAAGACGAAAAGCTGGTCGGAACATTATTCCGTTCAGGTCAAAATAGAGAGGCATGGTTCTTAACAGAGAACGGTCTCTATGAAGTTCTTATGCAATCTCGTAAGCCACTGGCTAAAGAGTTCAAAAAGAAAGTCAAAGAAATCTTGAAATCAATTCGTAAGCATGGTTTGTATGCCATTGATGATCTGCTGGAGAATCCAGACATGGCAATCGCAGCACTTCAGAAGCTAAAAGAAGAACGACAACTACGTCTGAAAGCACAGGAAGAAGTGGCTCAAAAGAATCAAATTATCCAAGAGCTTCAGCCGAAAGCGACATACTACGACTTGGTTCTTCAAAACAAATCGTTAGTAGCAATTTCTGTAATTGCAAAAGACTATGGAATGAGTGCAAAGAAATTGAATAAGATTCTACATGAATTGAAAATACAGTTCAAACAGGGGAAAACCTGGCTCTTGTATCAAAAGTACGCTGGCAAGGGTTATACTCAATCAAAAACTCATACAATCGATGCAGATTATAGCAAGATGCATACTTACTGGACTCAAAAAGGACGTTTGTTCCTTTACGATTTACTTAAAAATAAAAAAGGAATTTTGCCACTGATTGAGCAAAAAGATGTGGCTTAATTCAAAAAAAGCGCCCCACAGAGTGGAACGCTCAACAAATTTAACTACTTTGATTATACCACAGAAAGTTGAGGTGGGCAATGATTGAAGAACTAATCAAAGAACAAATCAGAGAAATTTACATTGAAGCGAAAGAACAAGCTAAAAAAGAATTGCTACCAATCAGTCAAGCAGAATTGCAAGAAATGTTTGGTTTTAGCAATGAATATCTAAAACGCTTGAAGCGGAAAGGTTTGAAATTTCGCAAGCAAGGAAAGTATATCATGTACGATCTAAACGATGTGCATGAAATTCTAGAACTAGAAAAGGAAATACAAAATGTATAACGAACTATTAGGAACAATGGTAGTTGCAGGACTATTCTTCACAGCAGGTTTTGCTGGAGCGGTTTGGGATTTCAAACGAGCGCAACGGAAGAAAGCGCGTGAAAGAAAGTTAGAAATAGCAATGGAACAATACAATAACGATATTGACGAAGCTATGGCACTTGGTGAACAACGTGTATTCGACCAATTGGCAGAAGCACGCAAGCACTCACATTCTGATAATGATTGGAGTTGGAAAGTATATTAAATGAACGAAGACGAAGAAATTGAAGAAGAAATCGACTACCACGATCCAGATTTATGGCATTGGTATGGATCAGGCAAACGATGGCTAGGCGATGACGACGAGGTATAACAATGAGATTTTACGTTAACACGAAATACGAGCTAGTATGCGCTCCAGACTATCACGACAAATTTGGAAACGTTACAGCAGATTCACTGATGATTAACACAGGTACATATACTAATGTGCTGGAGGAAGAAATCAATCTAGCGGTTAATGAAGTTTTAAAACGGTACAGACACACGATACCTAAGGAATTAGTAGAAGAACTCTTTAAAGAACGCAAGAGACAAGTACGAATGATGTGCGATACGAGTGCTATTTTGAGCGAGTATATGGATGGGGGAAAGATAAATGAAAATCACACAAGCTACGAAAATTACGAATGATGATGCGTGTTATTTAATCTACGGGAATCCAGGATTTGGTAAGACCAGCGCGATTAAATATATTGAGGGTAAAACGCTAGTCATTAATATTGATAAATCTGCTAAAGTCTTAGCTGGGTGTGAGAATATCGACATCGCAGATGTTGATACGCACAAGATTTGGGATGAGTGGTTAACAGTCGTTAAGGAATTGCTAAACGGAGCTGGTGAACCATACGACACAATCGTAGTCGATAATGTTTCAGAGCTATTCAGAGCGTGTCTTGCTAACCTTGGTCGAGATGGTAAAAACCATCGTGTACCATCGCAAGCAGACTACCAACGTGTGGACTTCACGATTTTAGATAGTCTACGGGCTTTGCTCCAACTCAATAAACGTATCGTATTTACAGCTTGGGAAGCAAGTGACCAATGGACGGACGAAAACGGTATGATATACAACCGTGCAATGCCAGATATTCGCCCTAAGATTTTAAATAATTTCCTTGGATTGACTGATGTGGTAGCCCGCTTGGTCAAAAAGACCACGGACGATGGCGAAGAAGTACGAGGATTTATCTTACAACCATCTGCAAGCGTATATGCTAAGAATCGTCTAGACGATAGGAAGGGGTGTAAGGTCGAAGAGTTATTTAAAGGGGGTGATGATTAGTGGTGTTTGAATTACGTGATTATCAAAAAGAGTTAATCATGGATATTAAAAAATCTATGATGGCTGGTAACAAAAAAATCATGGTTCAATCACCCCCGTAACCACGATCTGGTAAAACAGTAGTCATGTCGCACATTGCGAAAAATGCTACTGATAAACAAAAACACGTACTATTTTTTAGCCATCGCAAAGAAATAAATGAGCAAGTTGAAGAAACATTTAAACGTGGTGAAGTCAATCTCGATTATGTAACCATCGGGACGGTTGGCAGTCTAGTTCGAAAACTCGACTCCCTCCCGCGATTCGATGTAGTATTAGTCGATGAGGCCCACCATATCAAAGCCAAACAATATCAAACGATATTGAAATATTTCAAAAATGCCACTCAGTTATTTTTTACGGGAACACCAATCCGATTAGATGGGGCGGGGTTTGATGATTTAGCCGATGATCTAGTCATTGGTAAATCTATTCGATGGCTACAGCAACACGGAAACATATCCGAATTTGATTACTACTCTATCAATCTATTAGACCTAAAGAAATTAAGAAAGCGATCTGGAGAATTTACCAATAGTTCGATTGACGATGCACTTGATTTTAAGGGTGAGTATGGCGATTTTATCGACCACTACAAACGGTTGGCAGACGGTAAGCAAGCTATCGTATATGTCCACAGCGTAGTATACGCTGAAAAAGTCGCAGAACGATTTAATAATAACGGTTATCGTGCGGTAGTCGTGACTGGTCAAACAGACAAAAAGGCGCGTGAAGAATATATGCAAGCCTTTCGAGATGGTGAAATAACCATTATGGTTAACGTGAATCTATTCACTGAGGGGATCGACTTACCGAATGTGGATGTCTGCATCATGTTACGACCAACAGCGTCACTATCATTATATTTACAATTCGCAATGCGACCACTTAACCCCAGAGAGGGAAAGCGTGCGATTTTAATCGATCACGTAGGAAATCATCTTAGACATGGTTTACCAAACGATGATCGAGATTGGAAACTAACTGGACTTTCGAAAACGAAAAAGACAGCAGAGAAATCTCCTAAAACTTGCGAACAATGCTTTGCGACATTTTGGAGGGAGCAGATGAAAGATAATTGCTGTCCGTATTGTGGGGCGATCATCATTCAACCAAAAATCGTTATCAATTTAGATGATAAACGCTCAGAAATTGAGCTTACAAAGATAGACCAAGAAATGGTATTCATTAATGTTAACGGTGAAGAGATTGAGGTCAGAAAAGATGAAGCGATGGTATATTGTCGTGTTAAAAAATATGGAAAGCAATATACAAAATGCCAGAATCTAGCCGAATTAAAAGCATTCCGAAATCTAAAAGGATACGCAAACGGTTGGTTATGGTTTCAACAAAAAAGGTTAAATATTTGGAGGTAACTTATTATGTCACTATTCTCAGTAAACTATGAAGCAGCAGAACAATTCGCATCTATCACAGACGGAACATATGAGGTATTCGTCACACAGGCGGAGCAGAACGCAAGCAAAAACGGTACAGATTTCTTGGACATCCGTCTTAAAATTCGTGATGATTTCCAGCAGAAATTCCGCAACAATCTAATCTTTGATAAGATTTGGATTTCAAAAGAAACACTGCAATACCCAACGTGGGCGCTTCAACGCTATGCTAAAGCGGTTAAAATTCCAGAGGGAATCGAGATCAACTCTATCGATCAATTCCTTGAGTTGATCCGTGGTAAGTCTTTAAAAGTAACAGTTAAAAACGTTACATCAGAATACAACGGTCAGACTTACGACAATCTGAATGTAACGAAGATGGAACAATCAGAATTGCCACCTTTCGCTGGAACCTCAACAGAGCAACAGATCGATGATTTAGATTTGCCATTCTAAGACTATGGTAGGGATGGTAGATTATGCGCTGAATTATCAAGCAAATGGGTTTTCTGTCATTCCTATTGACAAACGTAGTAAGCGTGCTATCACTAAGTTTAAAGATAGCACATTTACTGCTGACGATATCAGACGGTTTTGGCACGAAGAACCAGAAGCGAATATAGCGCTCAGAACAGTAGATTTTTTCGTCATTGATATTGATGTCAATAAAACCGAAAACGGCTACCAGTCGTTAAATGATTGGGAGTTGTCACAATACATACCAGAAACTTTGAGAGTGACCACCCCAAGCGGTGGAGAGCATATCTATTTAAAGAAACCTCAAGGGGTTGAGATTAGTCAAGATATACGAATCAAAGCTGGTATAGACATCAAAGCAAACAGAAATAATTATATTTTAGTACCACCAAGCAATAATTCTAAAGGTCAGTATAAGTGGAAGAATAAGCACCCTATCGCTGAGTGTCCACCAGAGATTTTAGAAATTTTAAAAACTGAAAAGAAAAAATCTAAGGTGAATTTTACAACGGATTATCAGAAAGGTGAGTATTCAAGCAAAACAGCAAAACTCTTTGAGCAAGTCGTATATGGTTTAGGAGATAAAGGTGGTAGAAATAACGCTCTTGCGAGTTTTATCGGTGGTCTGCTTCTTCGTGGAGTGGAAGTGGACGCAATCTATTTACTTGCAAAACTAGCGAATCACTACACACCCGAAAGTCTACCGCAAAGCGAATTAGACCGAACGTTCGAGAGCATGCTTAGAAAGGATATGGATGGATCTTGAATTATTAAAACAGCAGTATCGAGAAATGCAACAACAACGGCATCTTATCGAGATTATCGAGAAGCCAAACGACTGGCGAGAAATTCGGTTAGCGTGTCGTGATTATCGTAATCGATGGCTGGAAGAACATAAAAACGATTATGATCCAGTCACTAATACGGTAACACCAAAGAAAAATCCACCCACGCGCCTCACTGAATTAGCAGTAGCACAAGGAATGGAAGAAATTCTTTACATCGTCAACCTATCGAATGACCGTGTAGCAGTCTATGATCCAGATCATGGATATTACCACAAAGATCCCAGCTATGCATATAAGATTATTCGATTATTAGAGCCAAACTTTAGCGAGGCACGCGCAAAGAATGTACTCTTTATGCTCTCAGCAACACCACGGGTTAACCAACACGAACACTTCTCATGTAACTTCTCCACAGGAGAATACAAAGACCCTAAGCGTTTCATCTTAGTGAAAAATGGTATTTACGACAAACGAAGAAAAATCCTCACAGGATTTACACACGAGTTTGTAGCATTCTCAACCATCGCCACTGAATATAACCACTTTGCGAAATCTCCAACTATTGACGGTTGGAACGTAGATGATTGGTTATTGGATTTAATGAGTGGAGATGAAGAACTGGTAAAACTTATCTGGCAAGTTATTTCTGCAAGTCTTAACGGTAACTACTCATACCGCAAATCGATCTGGTTTGTCGGTGAGGGGAACGATGGTAAGGGTACAGTCCAGCAGTTAATAACGAACGTGGTCGGGATGAAGAACGTAGCTAGTCTGAAGATCAATCAATTCGCAGAACGTTTCTCGCTCTCAATGATTGAGGGTAAAACGGTAGTGATTGGTGATGATGTCCAAGCAGGCATCTATGTTGACGAATCATCAAACTTTAATAGCGTGGTAACGGGTGAACCCGTACTGGTCGAAGAAAAAAACAAACAGCCTTACACAACAGTGTTTAAAAAAACCGTTATCCAGTCTACTAATGAACTCCCACGTTTTAAAAATAAAACGAACGGTACATACAGACGATTTGCAATCATACCATTTAAAAAATCATTCTCCAGCGAAGATGATAATTGGGCAATCAAAGACGATTACATCTACCGTGAGGAAGTATTGGAATACGTTTTGAAGAAAGCCTTAGAAATCTCATTTGACAGATTTATTGAACCGAAAGCATCGCTTGAAGCTCTCGAAGATTTCAAGGAATCAAACGACACAGTTAAAGCGTTTGTCATGGAGTGGTTCAATAAATTCGAATCCACCCGCCTCCCCTCAAGGTATCTGTGGTGGTTGTATCAAGAGTGGTGCAAAGATGAGGGAGTGACGAAGCTGACTAAAAGGAAGTTTGAAAATCAGTTAGCGAAAAACATCCCTCCCGAATGGGTTAAGAAAAAATTCCAGCCTTTAGGTAAATTTATCCCGTCCGTAGATGTACCGCCTTACTATATGGGGTTCTCATGGGGTGATGATGAAAATAAAATCATTACGACAGGTTACGAAAAAATTAACCGTTAACCGTTTATTTACCGTTTAAAATTGCAAACGGTAAACACTTCAAAACCTTATGCACCAAGGGTTTACATTACCTTATTTACCTTTTAACCTTTCTATTACTATTAAAATAATAAATAAATAAATAATAAAAATATATATAAAGAGAAACGGTAAGGTTAACGGTAAATTCTATGAAAAAAGTGATGTTAAACCCTTGAGGCTGTAAGGTTTAGAGAGTTTACCTTTTAAAAAACAGAAACGGTAAAATTTGGAGGAGATTGTGAAAACTGAACATACTATACAGAATGAAATACGGGTGGCCTTAACTGAAAATGGCTATACAGTGTTTAGGGCAAATGTCGGGAAAGTAAAAACCGCAGATGGCAGATGGTTCGATACGGGATTGCCAAAAGGCCATCCGGATTTATACGGTTTTAGACCCGATGGAAAAATATTTTACATTGAAGTAAAAAACGCAAAAGGTCAAGTAAGACCAGAGCAAAAGAGTTTTATTAAAACAGTAAAGGCGCGTGGCGCACTTGCAGGAATCGCACGTAGTGTAGAAGATGCGCTGGATATCGTACATGGAGTATTTGCAAATGAAACCAACGTACAAAGAACAGCTACAACAGGAAATGAAGCAGGCACAGTTACAAATGCAGAAACTGGACGAATTGGAACAGAAAAAAATGAAACAGCGGAAGACATTAAACAACCAACTGCTGAAAATACAAATGCAGAAGCAGGAAGTGAAAGCGAAGATCCAAACAAATCGGGAGTTGCTACGAATGACGATGACGTTTAAATAAGTGAGGGGTGAATGATGTCACTAGTGGAAGAATTTTTTAAACAATATGACGAGCTAACTGGTAAATACAAGAAAATAACTGAAGTATTTAAGAGCCAAGGAGCAGAAAGACCAGCAGAGGTAGCGCATAGGATTCGTGTGGCAAAAAAAGAAAATAAAATGCCATCTACAATCTACTTGATCTACTTTGAGGGGTTGCTAGATGATGATTTCTTGCTGCAATGTATGGACTACTTTATCGAAAACCCTTCACAAGTTTACAAAGTAGCAATAGAAGCACGAGAGAGCTTTGTTGAAAGTATAACCGATGCTAGTGTTAGAACCAGAAAACCAAGCAAGGAACGGATAGCAATTAAAAAATACTACCAAGAACGAGCGTGGGCATTAGGCATCTAATTTTTAGGCTGGCAGATTGTAACGAGTTTGTCAGTCATAACCTCACAAACAATAACAATAAAACACTGATACGAAGCGAGTGGGGCGCTTCAAAATAGTCGTGATAAAACTGTTGGTTAACACACGACTAACCTGTATATCACCTATATTAAATTAAAAAGGAGAGTCCTTTCTTACATAAATTTACATACAAGGGAATCTGATATACGTTCCCGAACGATCAACAAAAAATACCATAAGCTGGTAATGATGATAGTTCAGAGCAGTGTTGTTGATCCACTGCGGGTTATGACGGTCGAGGGGTGGAAGCCTCGGAAGGTTCGACTCCTTCCATAACTTTTAGGACGGGAGCATTCTTCCTTATGATCTCCTTATATTTTTTAATACGTTTTATTTCATTGCTATCGCCCTGTCCCGATAGCTGGCCAGTTGTAGACTCCTTTAGATAGTGCAACCTCATCTACTGGCCATTGCTCACTATATTTTTAGAAAGGCCCTCTAATCTAGTTTTTCTAAGAAGGGGAGCATGAGCAACTCCCCTATTTTAGTAAAGTGGATAGAGAATAATATGGAAATTGAATTAATCAAGCGATCAATTCGACTGGATCGACAGCGACTACAGGATACAAGCAGTGACCTGCTTATACAAAAAAACATTGGTAAAACAGCAGTGATTGGGAGATCACGAGCAATCAAAGAAAGGATAGATAAAAAAATTATGGAATTAGAAAACGAATTGGTAACACTAACTAAGAAATGGTTTATTGACCGTGATTTAGAAAATGGTGGACGATTGGATAAGCAGGCTTTGAAATTAAGTGAGGAATTCGGTGAGTTATGCGCTGGGTATCTAAAGCAAAACGAAAAGCTGACAAAGGACAGTATTGGTGATTGTGCGGTTGTGATTGTAGGGTTGGCATTATTGATTAAAGACGACGTACACAATATCTTCGAGAGAGCAGATGGTGTCAGACCTAAAGAGGTGATGGAAAGTTTTAAATTGTTAAATGCAAATATTTCTGAGTTTCAGTTGTCACAGGATTTAGCAAGTAAAGAAATGTGTCGGCATAATCTAGTGCGTGCAGTAGCTTACTTAAAATCTATTAGTAAGGCACTCGGCTACGACTTCGCAGATTGCTTTGAGCTAGCCTATAACGAAATCAAAGATCGTAAGGGTAAATGGATTGATGGGTGCTTCGTGAAAGAGGAGGAATTGAAGAATGAAGTATAAAGTCATTGAATACATGTCAGACATTAAGGAAGAGCAAACCGGAACTTGTGAATTATGTTTTGGGACAGCTTGGGTTGAAAATGGTTCAATCACGGTTGAGGACGAAAACGGAAAGGCAACTGTGATCCATCTTACTTGGTGGGACTGGGGAGATTACAACACAATCTATATTGATAATGTGGTTAATTTCTCAGCTTGGTTACAAGAAAGAGATGTTGAACCAATTGACGATGTTGACGAGTGGTCTTGGTTAGATGCACTAGTGGAAGATTATTACGGGGAGGAAGAAGATGAATAAACAAGAGTTGATTAAAAAGTATGAGGATACTATTTATGCGATTGTCGCAACTGATGAAGTTTTGAAAGATCTGAAACAACTAGACGAACCTATCAAGCTAAAAGACGTTATCAAACGAATTAAAGTTTTTGGTCTTGACACTCAAAAAGTATGGCTCAATGAAATTTTAAATGAGCTGGGCAGTGATTATGGATCAGCTAAATACAAAGATGGATATGAGCAAGGTAAGCTTGAGGGTGAATGGGTTGGTCAGCAATTAAAAGACGCTGATAAAATTCGGCAAGAATTGAATAAACCAGTCGTACCGCAGTTTGTGGCGGATTGGTATGAAAAACATAAATATAATTTTGAATTTTGCATTTGGGATTATGTGTATAGGTTTGATATGCAGGAAGATACTAGTTTTAAAAAATGGTTTAATGAGCCAAAAACAGAACCATTCAAGATTCTTGTGAACATGCACCAATTTGGCTACACAGTTGAGGAAGAGAAGCGGTATCTGGTGAAGATGAAAGGTATTGATACAGATTTTAATTTTTTAAATAGGCACAGAAATGAAAACTACTGGATATTTTCAAGCAAAGACAAAAATACTTTATATCAAACACATCACACCCGCAAAGAACTAGAGAAAGCTGGATTTGGGGAAGTGTTTAACAGTACGCTGTTTGAGGTTAAGGAGGTGGAGTGATGAATAAACAAGAGTTGATTGAAGATTACAAAAGAATTTCCAATTTTTGTGAAACAGTTTCGGTTAATAAGGTAATTCATGAGTTGGAACAACTAGATAAACCTGAAAGAGTCCAAATACCGCAATTTATTGCGGATTGGATTGAGGCATGCAAAGAGAACAATATTATTTCATTAACTGGTGCTTTCGAATATGCCAAAGGAGAAGTTAAAACATGGCTTTCAAGTTGGGAAAATCAAGAATTTTTCGCCCGCGCTTGGCTTGACGGCTACGAGGTTGAGGAAGAGAAGCGGTATTACATAAGACTCAAGAATGTTGATGAAAATTATAATTACTTAACCTGTATTAAGCATTTAAACGCTTGGGCGTTGACAGAAATAAAAAGAGATAAAAAATTCCGTACAGAACACACAAAAGAGCAGCTTGAAGAGGGGGGCTTTGGTGAAGTGTTTGATAGTCCGTTGTTTGAAGTTGAGGAGGTGGAAGAATGATATTGTCAGACGAAGAATACCTAGAATTCATAAAAAATGGTCAAAAGCACGCTTTGAAAATCCTTAGAGAATATTTCGAAAACGATAATGAGGAGGTGCAAGATGATACCAATCAAGATGATACCAATTAAGAAATTAGGGAAAATGAGGATAAATAATAGGAAAAACTTGGAGTATTGTTCATTATTTGAGTGTCCCCGTTGCGGTTCTCGTGTCATTAGACCTACAGGGGAAGGCAACAGACTGACAGCTTGTAGTCAATCTTGTTCTCAGTTAGGTATTAGGAGGGGTTCTTATAAAGAAAGTATCATTATTAGTGGGTATGAATACATCTACAAGCCTGAACATCCTAATGCTATGAAGTCAGGGTATATTGGAAAGCACAGATTGGTATTGGAAAAGAAATTAGGTAGGTTTTTAAAAAGTGATGAAGTTGCACATCATGTAAATGAAAACAAATTAGACAATAGGCCTGAGAATATTGAATTAATGTCATTCTCAGAACATTCAAGGTTGCATGCAAAAGAGAAAGTGAGAAAACATGGTAGATTTGTTACGATTTAGAGCGTGGCACAAAACATGGGACGAATTAGGTCAAGTCAGACGTATAAGATTTGATGATGATGGGAATGTATCTACTGTATTGTTTAAAGGGAAAATTCTAGGTACGGACGTTCGGAAAGATGAGATCATTCTCATGCAATCAACAGGCTTGCATGATAAGAACGGTAAGGAGATCTTTGAAAAAGATATCCTTGATTATAATGGCAGAAAAGTTATTGTTAAATGGCACGGTTCTTATGCTGGTTTTATCTACGAGTTTGTAGACGAATTGAAAAATAGAACGACAGAATGGCAACCGCTATATCTCTCTTATTATAAGTTTGAGATTATCGGAAATTCGCTAGAAAATCCGGAATTGTTGGAGGTAGAGTGATGATAATTAAGAATTACAAATATGATTATTCAAGTGGAAAAGTACGCTACACAATTGATGTAGATGGCTATGAAAAAGTCATGGAACATAAAAGAACAGGATATGGAAGCGTCCAATTAAATGATGTTGATGATTTATTGCTAGAAATTGAGGAGTATGATTTTAGAGAAGCTGAAGCGGTTCAAGAATTTGTCGATTTTCAAAATCATCTTCTGATGTATGGAATTGATTTTGAATTAAGAAACGAGGTGGAGTGATGGAATTCTTATTAACAAGCACAAGTGGGTCAGTTGAAGAAAGAATCCCTAACACCGTGATTAAAAAATATAAAAAGGTAGAAGTTAGGGGTTTTTCGAGCTTTGAAGAATTTGATAAGCGATTATCTCGGTTGGAAGGCAATTGGCTTTCTAAAGGAGTAAATCACAAAGCGTCTAAAGGTCGAATACAAAGAGAATTCCCGAATGGTGCAGAGGGGTATTTTATCGAAATCAATTCGATAGAGGAGTTACTAGAATTTCATAGAAAAGTGGGAAGCGATCTGATAATTACTTCTGCATTTAATAACGAGTCAATTCCAGCTATTGAAATTTATAACTATTACAGGGAGTGAACATGAAACGACCAAACAGATATCCTTATACTAAGAATCAATGGGAAGAAGAAACAACTCTAGTATGTTTCGGTGATGATACTAGCTTAAAATTGAAAGCTGAAAGAAATCGAATTACAGGAGAAACAAGACAATGTCATTAAATAAAGCAAGAAAACGATTGATTAGGAAGTATCGCGGATTATACAACAGCCGTCTTTTGGGTTTGAAAATAAAAACGGCTGATGATAAGAAATGGTCAATACTTTCTCCGACTGTTGAAGATTTTGATGCAGACAGTATGGTTTTGGAAGCGGGAGTTATTGATGCCAGTGTCCTATCGTGTGGCGACATTAATCTAGAGAATAAGGAAATAAAAGTCAGTTTTGGGCTTTCCAAAAAAGGAAATAGAAAATTGAGAGAAGCTTTGAGGGGGTATTAATGGACCTACAAAGCTTTATCTACTTGCTATTCGCAACAGTCTGGCTTTCTGGCTTTATCTGGGCTGGTGTGATAGCTTTTAAAAGCAGAAAGGGGAAACATGAATAAACTATTTTACACAATCCTCGGTACAGTATCGCTGATATTTCTTATCGTGTGCGTCAACTTAAACTCACGGATCAATGATCTAAATACTAAATGCCACGATTTAGAATGGACAGTACAAGAGCATGAGATATCTATTGAGCGATTGGTTGATAAGAACAATGCGCAGGAAGTTATTTTAAATAAATTAAACAGCGAGTATCAGATGCGTGAGAGACAACGGGCAGAAGAGTTACAGGAGGTTGCTGAATTGAATGGAGTGGGAGGTTGAAGATGATTAAAGCAAAACTATTTAAAGATAAAGATAATGTGAGTGATAAGTATTATGATGTTGCTGAAAGAGTAGAAGATTTTATCAATGACAATTCGATTGATGACGTTATTAGCATTGTCAAAATTGCAGATACAAAACGTGAGTTTTTAAATGGTGCAAATCTCACTTATGCTACTGATATACTTCTGATCTATCGTGAGGGTGACGAATGAACATAGCAAGTAGACTGTCTGCATTGAAGTATATTGATATCAAGATCAAATCCAAACGGCAGGAGATCGAAAACTTAAAGTCTGCTATTTTAAAAGGGCAGGTCTATTCGGATGAACCAAAGGGTGGCAAGCGTGGAAATGCTACGGAAGATTTAAACATCAAAATCATAGACGGGGCGGAAAAGATTCGTGCTGAGATTCATCAGCTCATGGAAGAACGCACGCGCCTTATAAATGCCATCGAGGATTTAGATGACCCGCTGGAAAATATCGTATTGAGATTAATGTACGTTAATGGCTATTCATGGCAAGAAACCAGAAGAGAGTTAAACTGTTCTCATGCAACGATTCAAAGAGCAAGAACGAAAGCAATTGAACATTTAAGAATGAACCAAACGTTAACAAATGATACACACAAGCTGATAATATAGTATACAGAAAGAGATTCGCAAGGCAGCAGAAACGTTCACAAGCCTAGTTGTATTTTGTCTCCTTATTTTAGTACCAATGATCTGCATTAGCTTGCGGATCTCTTTTGTTATTTTAAAAGGTGATAGTATGAGACCACAAAAGCTAACGATGTCGAGAGGAAAAAGAGTATTGTCTGATTATGGATCAAGGCAAGACGAGTACAGAGAGTACAATCGTATGAGATGGAAGTACGACAGAGAAGTCAAAGCATTTTATAATTCTAAAGTCTGGATAGAAACATCTAAGATTGTGTTATTAGAAAATAATTATGTGTGTGAATATTGTGGTGGAGAAGCTACGATGACGGATCACTACATTCCTATCAAGCGAGATTGGTCTAAAAGGTTGGATAGAAAGAACTTGAAAGCTTCTTGCAAGAGATGTAATGATAGAAGAGCAATTCTTGAACGTAATAATCTATTGTGATTGTCGATAGTGTCAACCGAACGATTCGGACGGACGGGATTAGGTGAACGAACACGGATAAAAAATAAATAATGTTCGGAATTTACCCCCACAATTTTATGAACGGGGCTATATCGTTCGTCATTCAAAGGACGCGGCCTCTTTTGCACGAAAAATTCCGTTTTTGAAAAGTCATTTGAGTAAAGGAGGTGTCAATATGGGACGAAAAATGAAGCTAGTAGCAACTACTAAAAGTCACTTAACCAAAGAAGAGAAGATCGCACGTAAGAAGATTGAGGACAAGGCTTCTGATGGTTTGGAAGCATTGCAGATCACACCACCAAAACACTTTGATGCGATTGCAAAAGCAGAGTACAAGCGTGTGATTAACGACTTGCGAAAGCTACCCCTCAGAAATTTAGATCGTGCGATTTTAGAAACATACTGTACGTGGTATGCGGTCTATAAAGAAATCTCTCGTGGATTGCAGAAAGAGGGATACGTATACGAGACCAGCACAGGTAAAGTCTTACCGAATAAAATGCTATACAGTCTAGAGCGTGCGACTACCAATTTAACACGGGCAGCATCACAACTTGGTTTGACAGTGGATAGTCGAATGAAGTTGTATGTGCCACAAGTGGAAGAGAAGAAAACCAGTATATTTGATAAGTTTGGAGGATAACACCTCCTTTTTATTTTGTCAGAAAGGAGGATCAGAACAATCGTAGATAAGAATTATCAAGACGTAGCGTACAGATATGCTAAAGATGTTGTCGATGGGAAGCGTATTGTCAGTAAGAAAGTCTATAAAGCTTGCTTGCGACATTTGCGAGATTTGGAGAATATCCAAAACAGCGACTACGACTACTTTCCAGATATGGCGCAGAACCCGATTGATTTCATTGAAATCCTCCCAGATGTCAAGACTGGCAAACCTTACCCACTAGCAGAATTTCAGAAGTTTATCATAGCTAGTTTATATGGCTGGCGCAGAAAGTCAGACAACTCAATTAGACGTTTTAGAAAGGCCATGATATCACTGGCACGTAAGAATGGTAAGACTATTCTTGTAGCTGGTATTTTGCTTTATGAATTTCTGTTTGGTCGAAATCCAGCGATGTCCAGACAATTATTTTGCACGGCAAACGATAAAACACAGGCAAAGATCGCATTTGAAATGGCCCGAAAGCAGTTAGATGCTTTGAGGGCGCAAGATGAAGATGTCCGTAAAGCCACTAAACGAGTCCGTGAGGAATTAAGAAATTTAGTGGATGAATCATATATACGACCACTTTCCCGTGACACAGGGGCAGTAGATGGATTTGAGCCTTATGTTGGTGTGCTGGACGAGTTTGCAGCATCGAAAACGAATGAAATGATCGAACTGCTTGAATCTGGGCAAGGTCAGTTAGATAATCCATTGATTTTGATTATCTCAACAGCTGGATTTGATTTGAACGTACCAATGCACACAATCGAGTACCCATATATTGAGCGGATTTTAAATGACGAAATCACGGATGATGGTTACTTTGCATTTATTGCGGAACAAGATAATGAAGAAGAAATCAAAGATGAAGCTAACTGGATCAAGTCAAATCCAATCTTAGAAGTCAAAGCGCTCTATGATAATATGATTGATTACCTCAGAACACGTAGAAAAGTCTCCCTTGAGACGGGAACGGTAAATGAAGTGCTGGTGAAGAACTTCAATATGTGGCGACAATCGTCCGAAAGCTCGTATATGGATAAGACAAGCTGGCAACAGGCTAAACTTGATGAAAAACCAAATACACGCAAGCGTAGGGTCTGGATTGGGGTGGACGTAGGGAAAGTTAATGACTTATTTGCTATTTCTACGATGGTTCAGATGGACGATTATTGGTTTTGCGACAGTTTCTCTTTCGTGGCTACGAAATACGGATTAGTGGCCAAGGAGAAACGTGACGGTGTGTCCTATACCAATTTAGAGCGTTTGGGTGAATGTGAGATTACGACCCTTGAGAGTGGTGTGATTGATGATGAACGTGTGCTTGAGAAGCTAGAAGAAATGATCTATATGAATGAATGGGAGTTACAAGCGATATGCTTTGACCCATACCAGTTTAGCTCATTGATCGCAATGATTGAAAAGCGACATCCAGAGTGGCCACTGATCGAAGTCAGACAAAACACGATGGTTTTGAATATGCCTACCAGACAGCTACGAGATGAAGTCTTAAAAGGCACGATCAAGCACGCTGGGAATCAACTGCTCACAATGGCTATTAATAATGCCCGTGTCAAGGTCGATAATAACGGTATGCGTATTGATAAGGATAAAAATAGCAATAAAATTGACCCACTGGACGCTCTATTAGATGCCTATGCAGTATGCTACCTTGAACCATTTGACGGATCTGGATACTGGACGAATGAGAAAATTTTGGGAGGAGGTAGCCTATTTTGATTTTACTGAAATATATACACACAATCCTATTGCTTATCGGCATAGGATTTTTAATTTACGGTCTTTTCTTGATCAATCCAATAGTTGGATTTATTTCAACTGGATTGATCCTAATTATTTTAGCTGTATACATCGACCGAGGAGGTGCAAGATGAAGAAACGAATCAAGAAGAAATACGAGCTGTTAGAACGTATTGAGTATTTAGAGAATTTTGCTAAACACACAGTGGACATCATCGAAGTTTTAGCAGATCGAATTAAACATCTTGAACGTAAACATAAAAAACATTGATTTCAATGGCTAGAAAGGAGGTGAGATTATATGAGTTTCTTTCAACCATTGGGATCAACCAAGCCCTCTTATGATGATTACATTTCTTCTGTGTTATCTGGCAACTACTCCCCAGAATATACGGGCATTTCAGCGTTAAAAAATAGCGATATTTTAACTGCAGTAACCATCATCGCTGGGGATATCGCACGCTTCCCACTCTTAAAGAAAGACTTTACTGGAAATATCGAGCAAGATGCAGATTTGAACTATCTCTTGAATGTTAAATCAACTGGTAACGTGTCAGCACGTACATGGAAGTTTGCCATGACCGTTAACGCGATTTTAACAGGGAATTCATTCTCTCGAATCTTACGAGACCCGAAGACTGGTAAGGCACTTCAATTCCAATTTTACAGGCCCTCAGAAACGACCGTAGAAGAGACGAATGACCACAGACTGATATATACCTTCCGTGATCGTTTAACGGGCGCTACGGTCAAATGTGACGCTTCTGATGTCATTCATTGGAAGTTCTTTAGTCACGATACGATTTTAGGGCGCTCTCCACTACTTTCACTTGGTAGCGAGATCAGCTTGCAAGATGGTGGTCTGAATACCTTGATTAAATTCTTCCGTGATGGATTCTCTAGCGGAATTATTAAATTAAAAGGCGCTCAACTAAATGGTGAAGCACGCAAGAAAGCCCGTATGGACTTTGAGAAAATGCGTGAGGGTTCTACTGGTGGCAGTCCTCTAGTATTTGACGATACGCAAGAATACACACCACTCGAAATTGATACGAACGTCTTGCAACTGATCACATCTAATAACTTTACGACCGCCCAGATAGCGAAAGCATTGCGAGTGCCTAGCTATAAGCTGGGCGTGAATAGTCCTAACCAGTCAGTAGCACAGTTGGCTGAGGATTATGTCGCGAATGACTTGCCGTTTTATTTTGATGCTATTTCAAGCGAACTTGCCCTTAAAGTGCTAGATGATGAAGAACGCAAGAAATACAAAATCGACTTTGACACTCGGAGCGTGACAGGTCGGAACGTAGACGAAATCACGAAGTTGATTATCAACCAAGTTATCACACCCAACGAGGGGCGTGTTGAACTTGGTAAAGAGCGTTCGTCTGATCCTAACATGGATCGTTACCAATCCAGCTTGAACTATGTCTTTTTGGATAAGAAAGAAGAGTACCAAGAAATGAAAGGGGGTGAGAATGAAGATGGCAAAGAGAATCAAGATGAAAGGGCCACTAATTCCGAATAATAGCCAAGAAGCCTACGACTACTTTGGCTTGGAAGCGGTAAGTGCTAAATCTATCACAGATGCCTTTCCAGAAAACAATGGTGACATCGTTTTGGAAGTTAATTCAAACGGTGGGCTTGTAACGGTTGGTAGTGAAATCTATACAGCTTTAAAAAGCTATTCTGGGAATGTGACTGTAGAGGTTACTGGAATGGCTGCGAGTGCTGCAAGTGTAGCAATTATGGGTGCTGATAGAGTGCTTATCAGTCCAACAGCACAGATTATGATCCACAAGGCACTTTACGGATATGTATCTGGCAATAGTGATGATTTAGACAAGGCTTCCAATGCGCTAAAATCGAGCGATAAAGCTATTATCAACGCTTATGTAGCTAAAACTGGTTTATCAGAAGAAGAAATTCTTGACATGATGAGGAATGAAACTTATATGTCAGCTAGTGAAGCGGTTGAAAAGGGTTTTGCGGATGAAGTGATGTCCTTTGATGATGTCGGAGCAGTGGCAAGCCTTGAAAATGGATTGTTACCGCAAGCTGTTATCGATGACTTTTACTCACGGAAGAAATCGAACGCAAAAGAAGCTCAAGCGATGTTATTTGAGCTGGAAAAAGAGACCATTTTAAACGGTCTTTAAAAGAAAGGGGAATATATCTAAATGATTGATGAAAAAATCAAAGAATTAGAAGCTAAAATCGCTGAAACTAAGGCAGAAATCGAAACTGCTACAAGTGATTTAAAAGCTATGTTGGAAGATAGTGCAACTGCTGATCTTAACGAAGCTAAAGAAATGCGTGCGTCTATCGATGCTAAGAAAGAAATTTTGAACACATTAACGGAGGATTTGAATTTGTTTAAAGATGTGAAAAACGAACCACAAACTGCCGAAACTCACGCAGTAAAAACAGAAACCAAAACATACGAGGAATCAGTGAACACATATATTCGTACTAAAGGTTCTGTAGTTGATAACCAATTGAAAACTGATGGCAAAGATGTGCTTGTTCCAATGAACGTAGCAGTCAACCCTACACAAGACGGATTGAAGAAAGACGGAACTGAGAAAGTTACTAGCAAGGAAATCGTAACTACTCCAATGCGTGAAGTTAAGACAGTTGTTGATCTTAAACAATTTACAACAATCCACAAAGCATCTAAAGGCGAGGGGACTTACCCAATCTTGAAGAAAGCTACATCTAAGATGGTAAGTGTTGAAGAATTGGAAAAGAACCCAGCTCTTGCCAAACCAGAATTTACAGGAGTTGACTGGAAAGTTAAAACTTACCGTGGAGCAATTCCATTGTCTCAAGAAGCTATTGACGATGCAGATGTTGACCTTTTGGCAATTGTTGCAGAAGCTGCAGAACAAATCAAAGTAAATACTACTAACGATGCTATCGCTACTGTATTGAAAGACTTTGAAGCAAAAAGCGCTGCAAACCTTGATGAAATCAAGCACATCTTAAACAAAGATCTTGATCCAGCTTACAACGTATCATTTGTAGTTTCTCAAAGTTTCTACCAAAAACTTGATACTTTGAAAGATAAGAATGACCGTTACCTTCTTCAAGATTCAATCACATCTGCATCTGGTAAAGCGTTCCTTGGTCATCCAGTATTTGTAGTTTCTGACACAACACTTGGTGCTGACGGTGAAGCTCATGCGTTTATCGGTGACATCCAACGTGCTGTACTCTTTGCAGACCGTCAAGAATTGGGGCTTCGCTGGACTGACAATGAAATCTACGGTCAATACTTGCAAGCAGTAGTACGCTTTGACGTTAAGAAAGCTGATGCTAAAGCTGGTTACTTCGTAACTATGCCCTAATACTCCCCCAATTAGCGGGGGTGTCTCATGGTCAGCGGTAACTCTAGCAGTACCAACCGCAAGTAGCACCAAAGCCGACATCATGGCTTATCTCGATAGCAAAGGAATTTCTTACACTGCATCACAAACTAAAGAGCAGTTACTAGCCTTGATTGGAGGTTAGAAATATGAGTGTTTCAACTGAGTTATTAGAGAGCGTGAAACTCTATTGCAAGATTGACTATGACTTCGAAGATGAACTAATCGAAGAAATGATTGAATCAGCGCAAGACGAAATCTGTTTTGCTATTGGGAACGATGTAACTCCAGAAGATTTAGCAAAATATGCTAAATTTGAACTTGCGGTTAAGAAGCAAGTGAAAGAAGAATATGAGCATCGTGGTCTATCCGCTGATACACAACGTCACGGATTGGCAAACGGTGTTTTAAACATTATCCATCAACTACGCACACGGAGGGAACTCGATGATAACAAGAAAGATGAATCACAGAGTAACATTCTTCCGTGAGATTGGAGGTCAGAACGAAGATGGAGAGGTTATCTCTCCGATTCGTGAAAATCTTTATACTTGTTGGGCTGAGGTTGCTAAAACTTCCTTAAAGGACTTCCAAGAGGGAGCAAATCAGACAGCGAACAAGAAAGCAAAAGGAATTGTTTCTTCGAGCGAATTGAAAACCTTGTACGTCCGACATCATCCAAAATGCCCGTTTGATAGCTCAGACCATGTTGAATTCAATGGTTTTGACTACGATATCGTGTCTATCGATGTGGACGAATCATCATTTGATATGGACAAGATCAGTATCAAGAGGCGCACATGACAAAAGGTCTGGATCAGATTTTATCACGACTCAATGAACTGCAAGTTAAAGCTCCAAAAGCTGCAAGAGCAGCAGTCAAAGAGGGAGCGGATGAAGTCGAGAAGATTTTGAAGGTAAACACACCAGTTTACTTCATACTGGATGATGTCCATGCTAAAGATGATACGAAAGTTACCAGCTTTAAAGGTGGCGACCACGGTTTGATCTCAAAAGATATCGGATATGGTCGTGCTACTGGTTGGCGGATACACTTTCCGGACGATGGTACAAAATACCAAAAAGGGCAAGGTTTTGAAGAAAAAACAATTAATGAAGCAACACCAATAGTTAAGGAAATATACGCTACTAAAGTAAAGGAGGGATTGGGATTGTGACAGTAGAAACAATAGCTTATAAGTTATTAAGCGATAGCGAAGAACTGAATACATTATTCGACAAGCTACGAGGTAAGAAGTTTGGTCTTGGATTTAAACAAGGTATCTTTACCTACGATATCCCAGAGCGTCCGACTAATGCGCTAAGTAAAGATTTAGCGCCCTTTATGCGTATCTATCCAACGTATGAGAATGATGTTGAGTTTGCAGATGATAAAGCCATCTCAACCGAACATCGGATCACGATTAATTATTGGTGTGTGAATGCCAAGCAGTCTGAACAGATTGCCGAATTGATGGATAAAATTTTAGAAAGTAACGGTTTTGACCGTTATACAACAAATGAACTGCCAAGATACAGAGATAACGATATTGACTTACTAGTAAATGTAAGAAAGTATCGTTTTTTTGATTGGCAACTAGAAAAATTAAGAAACGAGGATTAATGAATGTCTAAAGTTAAATTTGGATTGCGTGGATTTGAATTTGGTGAAGTTACTGCCGAAAATAAAGTCCCAACTACTATGAAATTGCCGGGTATGAAATCTGCTAAGATTGATATCACAAACGAACTTGTAACAATCGCTGCCGATGATGGCCCATACGTAGTATTGTCATCTGGTATCACAGGCACACAATTGGATATTTCTGTACTTGACCTTTCAACAGAAGCTCGTAAAGTATTGTACGGAATCGAAGTTAAAGATGGAATGGAAGTATACAACAAGAACCTCACACCTAAAGATGTGGCTTGTTGCTTCCGTACATCTACAGAAGATGGTAAGGCTATCTGGATCGGTCTCCTTAAAGGTAAATTCTCTCTTCCAGGTATGGAAACAGAAACTAAAGACGGAACACCAGCACCAAAAGAAGATAGCGTTACAGGTAACTTCGTTGCCCGTGGTGACAACGAAAACGGTGATGTTATGATTATTGCCCGTGAAGATAATCCAGCGTTTAATCTTGAGAAATTCCGTGAGGCTGTATTCCCAAAAGCGTAAGCGCCTCACCAGCAGCAGTGGTAGGCGCAGGATAACAACTTTCTAAGCATGGATTTTATTTCCATGCTTTTTATTTTTATTTTTAAACCAAAAAGGAGTAGGAAATGTACACAATCAAGCTAAAAATTGGTGGAATCGATAAAGAATTTACCAAAGAATACATCAATGTAGAGGATAATCTCCTCGCAACTGAGCAAAACGTGCGACAATCAGCACTTATCCAAGACCCTAAGAAAGCAAACGACCCTAAAGAGAATCGTAAGTTAAACGAAGCATATCTTAAGATGTTTGTGGATATGTTTGGCGGTCAATTCAAAGTTGAAGATTTGAAGCAAGCAGATATTGAAATTTTGAAAACACTTGAAAAAATTTATCTCGCAGCGCTTGGAATTAAAGAAGAGGTGATCGAAGAACTTGAGGGTGAAGAAGAAAAAAAGGGATAAGCCCAGAAGAAGCGCGTGACAATCTCTTAATATGGTTTCAGGAGTTGATGCAACAGGGATATACAATCCTTGAAATTAAGCAGATGCGATTATCTGACTTTGATTTAATGGTTAAGGCCTTTGAAACGAAGAAAGAGGAATCGGAGAAAGAAACCACGCTTGATAAAGCATTTCCGCTTTTATTTGGTTGAGAAAGGAGGATAAATGTCTAGTAATTTAGGCGAATTAGTAGCAACAGCATCGCTGGATATCCAACCGTTTATTGGAAATACAAAGCAGTTAAGCACGTATATGCGTGGACTTGACAAGTCTTTATCAGCGATGGAGAAATCCTTTAAAAATGTTGGAAAAGGCGGAAAGGACTTAGCAGGTATGAGAACCGTGCTAGGTGAAACTGCGACCAGCATCAAAGCCTATGAGGGAATTTTAAAGCAACAGGCGGATCATTACAATAATCTAAAGTCAAAGATCGGTGATTTAAGTACTGCAAGCGCAAAGAACAAAGAAGATTTGTTAGGCGCACGTAATGCGATGTTGCAGACTGCTACCACCTTATCAGATTTGAGGGGGCGATATGCTGAACTCACGAAAGAAATTAATATCCAGTCTAGCAAATGGACGCAAGTCGGAAATGGCTTGCACTCATTTGGTGAGAAAATGCAGGGTATTGGTTCGAAAATGCAAGGTGTTGGTAAAACACTTACGAAAGGTTTGACTGTACCACTACTAGCTGGTGCTGGTGTAGCGGTTAAGGCTGCGATTGATTATGAAAGTGCGTTCGCTGGGGTTAAAAAAACAGTGGACGGAACGCCACAACAATTCACACAGCTATCTAATAGTATTCGTGAGATGGCTAAAGAAATGCCGTCTAGTGCGGTTGAAATTTCCCATGTCGCAGAAGCGGCAGGGCAGTTGGGTGTACCTATCAGTGCGATTAAAGATTTCTCTAAAACGATGATTAATCTGGGTGTTTCTACTAACCTGAGCTCAGAAGAAGCAGCTTCATCTATCGCCAAAATTGGTAACATCATGCAAGTGTCTGGTAAAGATCTTGGTACATGGTCTGGACATTTTGGATCAGCAGTGGTGGATTTGGGTAACCATTTTGCCACGACAGAACGTGATATCGTAGAAATGACTAACCGCCTTGCAGCAGGAGGGAAACTTGCTGGTTTGACAACTCAAGACATCTTAGGTCTTGCTACTGCTATGAGTAGTGTAGGGATCGAAGCAGAAGCAGGCGGAACTGCAATGACACAAACGCTCACTGGTATCGGTAAAGCGGTTGCTGGTGTTGGTAAAGGTGCAAGCTCTAAGTTGAAATTGATTTCAAAAACTGCAGGTATGACCGCAGAAGAATTTTCTCAAGCATGGAAGCAGAAACCAGCGGAAGCCTTGCAAGCATTTATTAAAGGCTTACAAAAGGCACATGATGAGGGTAAAAACGTGGACGGTATTCTTTCTGACCTTGGTATGAAAGGTATCCGTCAAAGTAATATGCTGAAATCTCTTGCTCTTGCATCGGATCGAATGGGTGAAGCAATCAGCAGGTCTAATAGCGCTTGGAAAGAAAACACTGCACTAACAGAAGAAGCCCGCAAACGTTACGAAACCACAGAATCACAACTTAAAATCTTTAAAAATAAGCTCACTGATATCGCTATTGAGTTTGGCGGGCCACTGCTCAAGGCCTTAAATAGTGGTTTAGACGCTGCGAAACCGTGGTTACAGACACTATCTGACATGGCCAAGAAATTTAGTGAAATGTCAACTGAACAGCAACAGAGCATCATTAAATGGGTTGGCCTTGCTGCTGCAATCGGCCCAGCATTGAAGTTGTTAGGCAGTGGTGCGAGTGTCATCGGTGGTTTTGCTAAAGGTCTAGGAACGATTGCAAAAGGTATCGGTAAATTTAGTGGTACGCTTAAAACTATTTCAAGCGGTGGCGGATTTATCAACGGTCTAAAACAGATGGCTACTGGTATGACTGCTACTGGTACGGCTGCTGAGGGTGCAGCGGCAAGCACGGGCCTTTGGTCTAAAGCACTCACATTTTTAACTAGCCCAGCGGGTTGGATCACGGGCGGTCTATTGATTGGTGGTATTGCTACCAAGTTTGCTTTGGATGCTCAAGAAGCTGAAAAACGTACTCATTTATGGGGTACAGCAGTAAGTGAACTACAATCCAAAGAGTTAAGTGGATTGTATGATAAAGTGCAAGAAGCTAACAAGGCAATGATGGACTTTGGCGCTGGATCAACTAAGAGTGTTGAAGAAGTGCGTAAAAGCGTGCAGGGCCTTGGTCAAGATATCACTAATTTAGTTGATAAGAATACAAAAAAGAAAATTGAACTTGCTGAGAAATTAGGATTATCTAAGGAATCGCAACAAGCAATCGCTGAGGGAGCTGAAAGAACTAAACGAGTAGTTAATGACTTAACTGGTCAGATCACAGATATCTACCAAAGAGCAGCAGACCAACACAGGGATATCACCAAAGAAGAACAACGTATTGTCACAGCTAACCAAAATGAGTTGATTAATATCCAACTTAAGAATATGAAATATTCTGGTGCCGAACGTGTTGCAATCACTAAAGCCATCAATGGTGAGATTAGCGGTTTAAATCGTGAACAAGCCCAACGCTCATTGACCGAAATTTTAAGGTGGATGAACGAGGAGAAGAAAGCCTATGACGATCGCAAGAGAATATTAAAAGACGCTCTTGAAGGCATCAAGGGAACAGATGCTGAAAGCGTAGAGGCACGTAAGAAAGTTACTGCTGAATTGCAACAGATCGAAGCAGACCATAACGCTAAGATGGAAGCGTATGGAGTGCGTTATGCTCAACTGGTCAAGAGATTCCGCGAAAGTGGAATCGATGGAATCGGTGAGCAAGTTGCTAAGATGTACCAAGAAGCCTTTGAAAAAACTGGTTTATCATTCGAGGAGTTTGAAAAGAAAGCTATTAAAGCTGGAAATTCAATCCAACAAACCAGCTCACTTTGGGCGCACGAATTAGACGGTATGTCTGAAAAGCAAATCCAAGCCAACACAGCATGGAACGCAATGGTTTGGGATTTGAAAGAAGGTAAGGTTAAGACTAACGCTCTTGATGTTATCAAAGAGGCTGCAAGCGCAGAAGATGGCTGGAATCAAATGGAATTCCTTTTGAAGAATGCCAACCTCGAAACTAATGCCAAGATGATGATTGGTCAAGCACTTGTAGAGGTTGATAAGTGGAACTCACTTACACCAGAGCAAAAAGAACTCGTGGTTGGTAACAATCAAGGAATGAAAGCAGTCCTTGACAGCAAGACATTGCTTGAGCAATACAATGCTTTGCCAGCAGAAGTCAAGGAACTCTTGATGAAAAATACCGACTTCCTATCATCGGGCGAGCGTGCTACAGCAATTATTGAACGCTGGAACACACTCACACCAGAGCAAAAAGAATTGATCTTAAAAGATGCTGCAAGTGATAAAGCTGAACGTGTCAGACTAGCAGTTGATTCGTTAACTGGTATGGCTCACGTAGTCAATTTAGATGCAGAAGATAAAACGCAAAGCGCTATCGCTAGTGCTATGTCTAGCATCTTAACACTACCGACAGATCACAAGACGGACTTAATCGCAACACCAGACGGTGTGACGCTTGGAACTAATAACGCTATGGCCAGCCTTGGATTATTTAACGGCTTTGCTGTACCAACCAAACAATTAACTGCTGATCCAAGCAATGCGAACAATGCTGCACAGCAAGCGATTAATAAGCAACAAGAATGGAATAGTACTCCAAGTCCTGTTAAACCACAGTTAGGTGATCCAACTGGTGCAATAACTGCTGCACGACAAGCTATTGAGAATCAAAACGCTTGGAACGCTACACCAAGTCCAATCAAAGGGATTAATGCACAAGACAATACTGCAGGCCCTGTATGGAGCGCTCAAGCGAATATTAATAGCGTGCAAGGTAAGACGGTATATATTGATGTCGTTAAGCGAATGATCGGAGGTGCTGCAGGAGCCCTTGGATTAAAGGATGGTACAAACCATCACAAGGGTGGACTTGCTATGGTCAATGACCAAACTGGTACACTCTACAAGGAAATGGTAACACTACCAAACGGATCATCATTTATCCCAGAGGGGCGTAACGTTATCCTTGATCTTCCAAGAGGCTCAAAAGTCATGCGCGCTGGTATGACCAAGAATTTTATGCATCAATTAGGAATACCGAACTTTGCAGACGGTGTCGGTTGGAAACATTCGGAAGTAGCGAACGTTACACAGCGAATCAAAAATGTTAATGAATGGAAGCGGGATAATGAACAGCGTGACCTTGTACCGTTTATCCAAGAACTGATTGACCAAGTGAAACGTGGTAACAATCGTGAAGATCGACCAAACCAAAACTATACATTAAATGTGCATGGAAATAGCAACGGTCAAGATTTGACACCAGAATTTATGAAACGTCTAATGCGTGAACTAGCTTACTATACTAATCAAGAGGGGAGGGGGTTAGCTTGACAACATTTACTTTTAACGGAAAGAAGAACACTGAATTCGGTCTACGAGTAGCAGAGGGTAAGAAGATCACTACCTCCAGCCCTGATATAGAGCGTGTGACGGTTGCTGGTCGTGACGGTGAGTTACTTATCACTAACAATCGTCTTAATTCTGCTGAATTGAGCTTTCCAGTTAACTTTGTGAAAGAAAAGGGATTGATCGCTACGGAAGTTTATAAAATTTCTGAGTGGTTAAATGTGGCAGGTTATAAGGATTTAACCATCTCTTATGATCCAGATTTTATCTATCGTGCTGCATACCTTGAAACTTTTAGTATTGAAGAAACCATGCGACAGTTTGGTAAAACAACAATTAATTTTGTGTGTTATCCAGTCAAATTCTACAAACAAGGCCGTACAACTCAAACCCTATCAAACGGTGCTACAGTAAACGGCCTCGGTAACGTTAAAGCAAAACCTATCATAACGCTTGTAGGATCGGGTGATTGTACTCTTACTATTAACGGACGTAAGACCAAGTTAAAAGCCGTACAGAATAAGATCACTTTAGATATGCAAGCCAACCAAGTCTACTCTGGTAACTTGCCAGCGTGGGATAAGGTTGTACGGTCTCCACAATTCCAGATGCCTTATTTAGACGCTGGACGGAATTTGATTAGCTGGGATGGTGATTTTACAGTTTCCATGATCCCAAATTGGGGGGTTAAGCTATGAGACCTATACTATTTAATAAAAATGAACAGTCATTTAATACGTATGGTTTAGGTGAGCTTAACGTCACTAAAGGTACAGTAACACGGGAACGTAACGGGAATTATACGCTATACGCAGAAATTCCCGTAAACGATCCTGCAGTTGCTACCTTGCAAAAAGAGATGAAGTTAAAAGCCGATGCTGGACTAAGAACCAAGAATCAGACCTTTGAAATCTCACGGATTGTCAAAGATAGCAGTAACATCGTTAAAATCTACGGTCAGCATATCAGTCACAAGCTGGAATATATGGTGCTGAGAAATGCTACAGCTTTTTCTGGAACGGCTTATAATGCATTGGCCATTTGGAAGGGTGCTCTGATCGGTGATCTGACCTTTGATGTCTGGTCTGATATTCAGACGTCTAATAAGGGTATGTTTGACATCTCAAAAATGGAGAATGCACGCTTAGCCCTTGGCGGTGTAGAAGGCTCTATTCTCGACTTGTATGGTGGTGAGTATGAGTTTGATAACATGACTATCAGACTGCACAAGCAACTCGGTCGTACTGCTCCAACCGTGCTGGAATATGGTCGTAATATCCTATCAGCCGAATTGGATGAAACGATTGAGAGTGCATATACTAGCGTGTTGCCATTTGCGACTTATACCCCTGAAAAACCGGCGGGTGATACTAGTGATAGCCAACCCGATCCAGTAACCGTAACGATCCCAGAGAATTATGTAGACAGTAGATACAAGTCATTATACGCTCATCGTAGAATTAAAGTCGTAGACTTCTCTAGCGAGTTTAGCACCGATAGCAAGAAGAAGAATATTCCAACTGCTGACAAGTTGCGTAAGTTGGCAACTGATTATATGGATAAAAACGCTATCGGTAAGCCTAAAATCAATATTAAAATTGAGTATGCTGATTTAGCTAAAACGCTAGACTATGCTGATAATGGCTGGATCGAAGAGGTGGAACTGTGTGATATTGTTCCTGTCTATTATCCACAGATTGGACTGACAGATGAGACCGCAAAGGTGACCACTATCACTTATGACTTCGTCAACGAGCGAAACGAAAGCGTGGAATTTGGTGATATCGGTACCAATGTTAGATCGACTATGCAGAGCGGTCTAGCTGGGAAAGTTGATGATATTGCTAAAAATCAAGAAAGGTTTGAAAGCAACTTACCTGACTATCTCTTAAACGCTCAAGGTAACAAGGTCTGGTACAATCGCCCTGATAACAAAGAGCATAAGATCGGTGATATTTGGTTTGAGAAAAATGGTATCTATGACCGAATGTACGTTTGGAACGGGTCGATGTGGGAGAAACGTATTGACACGGAAAATGTTGATAAGGTCAAGAAAGAGGTTGATAGACAGCTAGAAGATGCCAAAGCTACTACTGACCGTGCTATCGCAGACGCTAACGTGCGTAGTGCAGAAGCACTAGCAAGAGCCAATGCGAGTGCTGACCTTGGACGAGAAGCGAAAGAAATCGCAAACGAGAACGTCACGAATTTAAACACGTTCAAGGCAACGGCAGAAAGAGCGCAAACTCAATTAAGCAAAGACGTTACGACCTTTAGAAATGAATATGGCTCTAAAATGCTTGAAGTCGATCAAACGACGGCAGGCATAAAAACAAAAATTGGAGAAATAACATCATTTATTGATAATGACGGTCAACGTCAAGAAGCATTGAAGCGGTACGCTCGAGAAGAAACAGCTATTCAAACAACCGCTATTCGTGAGATCTTATCAAGAGATTATATTGCCAAAAGCACCTTTACAGAAAATGCTGAAGGTACAAGACAACGTTTTGAAGCTCTAACCAGAGATAACGAAGCTAAACTAGCTGAGTTTAAACAAGGTATTGATGGCCAGTTGACCACATTATCTAGTCAGATTGCCGGAAAAGTCAATGAGACAGACTTTCAACGAGTCAAAGAAACGTCTCTACTCTACGAGCGCATTATCGGTACGTCCGAAACAGACGCACCCGATAAGTTATCACGATTGGTTATGTCCAGTCAGATCTTCCAAACTGAGGTTGGCAAGTATGCCAAAGACGATTTTAACTTAGTATACGACCCTACGAATTTTAGTAAATGGAACAAGAAAGGCTCAGACGCTAATATTGTAAAAGTACCGTATGAGTATGGATTATTAAGGATCACAACTGTTGATAAACAAGTATCGGTCTATCACGGATTCTCGCTACCGCTTATGACCTCAACTTTTACCGAAGGCGAGAAATTAAGCTACCGCATGGAGTTATGGGTGGACGTGTTACCTGACAGACCAATGGGCCTTGAGCTTTGGGGCGCCGATGGAGGTATCACGTCAGATAGGATCTATCTTGATAAGACTGGCTGGCAAGTTGTAACAGGTACAATGACCGTCAAGCGTTCGTCAACCAAATCTAAAGAATTTCCGTTTGAAATCTGGTTGACGAGGAACGGCACAGTGGCCGTTAGTAAAGTATCGTTGATACGAGGAGATACACCTCCTAAGAGTTTTAGAGACGACACATCTCCACAAGAAATCACCACACGGACGCAAGTAAGTCAACTAAACGATTCTTACGCTATCCGCGCCTTGAACAGCGCTGGTGACGTGTTGGGACAGTTAAATTTGAACCCGGACGGGTCAATCCGAATTAATGAGGGCCTTTTGTCCGTCGGTGAGAAAACCATTATCAAAGACGGTGTTATTAAAAAGTCCATGATCGGAAATGCCCAGATCGGCACAGCGCACATCTCCGAGATCGACGCGAGTCAAGCACGACTTTTCAACGTGTCTGCAAAGAATATCGTCGCAGACGGGCTGACCGCGAACATCATCAAAGGTGGTAAGTTATCATCATTGAATGGTATAACTAATTTTAACTTACAGACAGGCTGGATTGAAATGAACGGGGAAGGCGTAGGCATTAAAAATCAATTTCCAAATCGCCCTACTCAGTACCTTGTCTTTGGTTCTGGTTTAATTAATGGGAAACTTAGTTCGTATACTGCTTTAACGTCAAACTCTAATAATGGAGCACAAATAGACGACGGTTCGGCAGGGATCCAAATTTGGAACACGAAAGATAATACGTCAGGAGTTGTTGTCTATGGAAAAGAAGTCAAATTTATGTATAACGCCAACGATCCAAAAGCAATTATCTTTGATAATATCAAGAATGAGATCAGAAATGTAAATTATGTGTATACTGAAAAACTTGATACTAGCAATCTATCTTTTCAGGGTAGACCGTTGGAGGAGCTGCTAAACGCCATATTTTGGAATTTTAGAGTCATTTCTGATGGTGGAGCCAAACTACCGTACACATTTTACAAATATTGGAAATAGATAAGCAAGGAATGTTTAACATGAACACAACAGATAAAATCATCAACAATCTCGCTGTTAAATTTGCTAACGAAGCTATCGAAAACGCGAATTACAAAGCGTATTTTGAAGAAGCTCAAGCGCAACTCGAACAAGTACAAAAACAACTAGCGCGTGTTAACAGCGTTTTAGACAGCGACACAGCACTCAAGGACCTATTTGATGAGGCCTCAAAAAAATTAGAAGAAGGTAAATAATTATGGAATTTAAAATTATCAACAAGTATCTACAAGAAGAAGGACGCACATTCGTATCAATTCGCTCAGCGAACCCTTACACAGCCTTTGAGCGTGTACTAATCGGGGATCGTACCAACGAATCAGACGACGCGTTGATCCAAGCCGTCCTTGGACAAGTTGCGACAGAATTAAACCCAGCCGAAGGCGTGAAGAAGTTGCAAGAAGACTTGCATACACAAGCACAAGATTATGAAGCTAAACTCGCGAAGAAAGACGAAGAAATTCAAAAGGTGAAGGACGTGGCAGAATGGAGCGTACTCGCTCGCGTTACTGACACAGACAACCCACTTGATCCAACAGTCTTTAAACGTGGCCTTGAATTGGTTGACCTTGGTAAGACTGGTACAACTTACCCAGCACAAGCGATCTTTACAATTGAAGATCCAAACCATATCGAGAAATTCCAAGAAGGTAAGCGCGTGATGGTCCAAGTAAATCAACCATTTACTTACCAAGGCGAAACACTTGAGCAGTTGGAGGAACTGGACAAAAACGGGAAGATCGGGATCTGGAAGTGGACAGAGCCTAAACAAGAAGAGCCAAAACCATCGGGAGAGCTTGAAACCCAACCCGTCCAGTAGGCTAGTTGTTAAATAGGGGGTGATGAAATTGGACCTATTAACACTGGTTGACAAGCTGACTCCCGTTTTAGTCGTGATTATTCCAAGTTACTTTTCATTCAAGAGTACGAAAACCACAAAGGAAGCTGACAAACGTCTTGAGGGTCTATCTAATAAGATAGACACCCTCGAGAAGTCAGTATCAACCGTGGAAGAAATCGGAAAAGATAACCAGAAGAATCTGACTATCATTGGGAAAGGCTTACAACGGCTTCAACGTTTTCGATTGCAGGAAAACTTAAAAAACGCGCTTAAGCGTGGACACACTAACCAGCATGAGATCGAGGAGCTATCGAAATTATACGAGAGTTATGTTGAATTAGGCGGGAACGGAGCTATCAAAGTGCTTTTCGAGCGCTTTCTGGATTTAGAAATTAAAGAGGACAAATAAAATGGATCAAATTACAAACATTATCACAACGTCAGCGATGAGCATTTTAGTAGTTTTAACCGGAATCGTGGTTCAAGCAATCAAGAAATACTTGCTTATGCGCGGTGGCAAGAAAGCAATTGAGATCGTTGAGATCTTGGCCAAAAACGCGGTCAACGCTACAGAGCAAGTTGCGGACAAATTGGATATCCACGGCAAAGACAAACTCGAACACGCTAAAACTAGCTTGATTGAAGGCCTTGAGTCGCAAAATATCCACTTGACGAATCAGGAACTCAATACCTTTATCGAGGCAGCGGTCAAACGCGCCAACGAAGAATGGAAGAAGTAGGAGATAGACTATGAGTGTACAACAATCTATTGTTAACGGTTTTATTAGTCGTCGTGGGCTGATTACCTATTCAATGCTGGGAAGCCGTAACGGTTCAGATGGCACTGGTGATTGCTCGGGTATTATGTCGCAAGTGTTGAAAGAAGCTGGTATCCCAATCCAAGGCTTACCGTCTACGGTGACCCTCGGTCAACAACTCGCAAACAACGGCTTTTATCGCGTAAGTATCAATCAAAGCTGGGACGCACAACCGGCCGATATTATTCTTATGAGCTGGGGTACGGATATGTCATCTTCTGGTGGTGCTGGTGGTCACGTCGGAGTCATGATTGACGATACATACTTCATCTCTTGTGATTACTCAACACAAGGGGCAACAGGGCAAGCGATCAATACTTATCCTTGGAATGATTACTATAGCTGGAACAAACCTAATTATATCGAGGTTTGGCGATATGCTGACACAGCGCCACAAACCAACAACCAAGCTAACACAGCCGTACAACCAAAAGACAAGGCCTTTTATCAAGCGAATGATGTCAAATACGTTAACGGTATCTATCAGATCAAGTGCGATTATCTCGCGCCCGTGGGCTTTGACTGGACCGAGAACGGTATTCCTGTTTCTTTGGTAAACTGGGTTGATAAGGACGGAAACAACTTGCCAGACGGAGCGGACAAAGACTTCAAAGCTGGTATGTACTTTAGTTTTGAACTTGATGAAGTCCATATCGCAGATACCGGCAAGGGCGGTTACTACGGTGGCTATTACTGGCGATGGTTTGAATTTGGCCAATTTGGACCAGTCTGGCTTTCGTGCTGGGATAAAGACGATCTAGTAAACTATTATGAGTAAAGAGGGGTGATTGAATGAATCGCTCAAACTGTACCAACTTAAAGCAGTTTGAGGGTGGCCGGGTCGTCAAACAAGGCGACTCGGCTTCCCTTTTTGGTTTTGCATTATATGATGAGAACTGGGTTCCGATTGACCTTGACGGACAGGCAGCTACAATTCACTTTGTCAGCAAAAAAGGCAAAGCAACGTTTAGCGCGACTGTTCAAGGCTCAAAAGTGACGTTTAAGATTCCCAAAGTCTTACCAGTCGAGAGCTATCTCGTCGAGGTTGATTGTGCTGGTTATGTATTCCCGAGCGATCAAAACGTCCGTGTTGACGTTATCCAGTCCGCAGATGAGTACACAAGCGAGCAAGTTTTAGGCTTGGTAAAAAATGATGTCAAGACTGAAATTGACAAGTACATCGCAGAACACCCGAACGGCCCACAGACGGAAGAATTTCCAGACCTAACAACTCTCTATAATTTAGCTAAAATTTGAAAGGATATATAAATGAGTTTAAATACTGAAAAATTAACACAGTTTGCACAAACAGTCGGGGCTGATATCAAAGAAATCAAAACCACTCTTGCGAACAAGGCAGAAAAAACTGAAATCGGTCAAGGTGGAATCACACAGCAACAATTGGACACGGCTATTCAAAGTGTGAAGACGGCTATTTTGGGCGAAGGTGTACCAGAAAATCTGGACACTTTGAAAGAAATCGCCGAAAAAATCCAAGCGGGCGGAAGCTCAGATAGTGCGATCGTCCAAAAATTGACCGAACTTGGTCAGAAGTTTACTGACCTAGAGAGTACTGACTTTGTACAAGTTTATAATAGCGCCAAAAATAACCTCTAAGGAGGTAAAATATGGATAAATTAAAACAAGCAATCCAACAGATCGGGTCCGATATTTATAGGCTTAACAACGGTCAAAGAAATCTATTATCGTTAAACAAAGCATATAGTTTGTTTCCAACTTACAGTGCGCTACAAAACCAAACAAGCAAACTTGCAACCAAAAACGATCTTGAGGAGTTGAAGCGCAACGTTGAATCAAATGACACGGATTTGAAAGGCGAAGGCTTTCCATATGATTTAAAAGCCGATATTGGTACGACTTATGTCGACACCACGGCAAAGAACGGTGCTTACAAGTGGATCAAGAAGCAAGCTGGAACAGGTTGGAAGACATGGGCTATTTTAGCTGGCGATACAGGCTCAGTACGACCTCAAACTATCCAATCAAATTTGGATAACGCATATATTGAGCTTAGACGAATTAACTCTACAGTTGAGATTACTTTTGGTGGGCTAAAATGGGGCTGGTTCGGAATCAAACGTAGAGGATCTGAAGGATATTTCCCTCAAAGCTCAGACAAAGAGAGAAATGTCACAATTCTACCGATCGGCGCTCTCCCGCTTGGTTTTCGTCCAACGGGGTCTAAAATTGGCATCATGATGAATGACAAAGGACAGCGCTATGGCACATGGTATGTTGGTGGAAGTAGCGATAAAAATCATGTACGCTTACAGTTTGATGATCCAGTACCTACAGATCGTGATATTGGAGATATCAGATTTACTAACATGACTTATACCACAGATGACCCGTGGCCTGAAACTTTATAATTTTTAAAAGGTGAAATTTTAAATTGCACCTTTCCTAATTGTTAAGACACACCCCCCTCGATTGAGGGGGGTTTTTCTTTTATAACGGCAATCGGAATGACTACGTAATTGACTACGTTTTTATTTCTTTGAGTGATATGTGACCATACCCAAAATATAATAAAATCAACTAACCACATCTAACGGATATCTAATGGTAATCGTTTTAAAATTTTGGTATACTTAAGAGTATAAATTTATTAGAAAGTAGGCTTCCCATGGAGAAATTACAAGCCCTGTTATCGGAACGGTTTCAGATCGTTTTTTCAGATAGCAGTTTATTAGATAC